ACTTAGGTATCGGTAGGCACGATATAGAAAGAGTTATACTGACAGGTAGATCTCTTTGAGAAATACAATCAGTTCTTTAATGATACTAGGAGTACTTTGGGAGGAGGCTCGTGGACCCAGTTACAATAATCGGTGGTGCTACCGTAGCTTTCAATGCGTTGAAGAAAGGCTTTCAGGTAGGTAAAGACCTACAAGATATGTCAAGACAGTTGACCCAATGGGCAGGTTGCATGAGTGATCTGTCCTATGCTGAACAGAAAAACAAGAACCCTCCTTGGTGGAAAGCATTGAATGGGGGTTCTGTTGAAGCAGAAGCTTTAGAGATATTTACGGCTAAGAGGAAAGCCGAATCCATGCGTCAGGAGCTAAAAGACTGGATTAGTTTTAGTATGGGTCCTTCAGCTTGGGATGAGCTTGTAGCTACTGAGGGTAGGATACGTAAACAAAAGAAAGAGCAAGAATACCGTAAAGCAGAGATACAAGAAGCAATAGTTACTTGGTCACTGACAGGTGTCATACTAGCAACTGGTTCTGGTATGATAGGTTTAATAATTTATATGGTGGCATAATGGCAAGAAACTTAACGGATAAACAGCAAAAGTTCTTGGACGTATTGTTTGAGGAAGCAAAAGGTGATCCTGTTCAAGCAAAAAAACTTGCAGGATACTCTGACAATGTTTCTTCTACTAGTGTTGTTAACAGTATATCAGATGAAATAGCAGAGATTACAAAGAAATTTATAGCACAGTCTTCAACCAAAGCAGCTTATACAATGTTTTCTGTTATGGCAGATCCTACAGATCTAGGTGTAAAAGAAAAGATGTTAGCAGCTAAAGATATTTTAGATCGTGCAGGTTTTACTAAAACAGATAAGGTAGAAGTAAAAACAAACGAGCCTTTGTTTATTTTACCTGCGAAAGAAGATGAGTAAAAGAGCAACCGAAGCAGATCATCCTACTAAAGTTGATTGGCAAATACCCCTGAGAGGTGAGCTAGGTGAATGGTATCCTGTTATAAGGGTTGGGAGGCACGTTCCCTTTGGATACGAACAGGACGAAGAGGACGAATTACTTCTTCTTCCTGTACCTAGTGAGCTAGAACTACTAGAAAAAGCAAAGCTTTTCTTAAAAGAATATAGCACAAGGCAAGTAGCCAACTGGTTATCTAAAGAATCAGGTAGATATATTTCACATGTAGGATTATATAAACGTGTCAGAATGGAAGAAAAAAGAAGACGAGCATCTTCTAACTACAGGCAGTATGCCAAAAAGTATAAAGAGGCGGCAAGGAAAAGCCAGAAGATCGAAGAAGAAAGACTTGGGGGCAAAAACATCCGAAGTCTTGCCACAGATGAGGGACACATCAAACTCGAAAGAGGGGAGTGTTGCCCCTTCTGTGGTCAAACAAGAGGTGATATTTGAACCTAACCCAGGACCTCAGACTAAATTTCTAGCATCTACAGAACAAGAAGTACTATATGGAGGAGCAGCAGGTGGGGGCAAGTCGTATTCGATGGTGGCTGATCCAGTTAGATACTTTACGAATCCACATGCACGAATGCTACTTGTTCGTAGGAGTACAGAAGAGTTACGAGAACTTATTTCTGTAAGTAAACAGCTTTATCCAAAGGCTGTACCGGGGATAAAGTTTATGGAAAGAGATAAGACTTGGGTAGCCCCTAGTGGTGCTACACTCTGGATGTCTTACCTTGATCGTGATGACGATGTTATGAGATACCAAGGTCAAGCATTTAACTGGATTGGCTTTGACGAATTAACTCAGTGGCCTAGTAGTTACGCATGGTCTTACATGAGGTCACGACTTAGAACAACAAGAGCTAGTGGATTACCACTCTATATGAGAGCCACAAGCAACCCTGGAGGTCCAGGACATATTTGGGTTCGTAAACACTTTATTGAACCTAACTCCCCAGGAGAATCTTTTTGGGCAACAGATGAATACGGTGAAGTAATCAAATGGCCTAGAGGTCACACAAGAGAAGGTGAACCTCTATTTAAAAGAAAGTTTATTCCTGCTACGTTGTTTGATAATCCTTACTTATCTGAGGATGGTATGTACGAAGCCAACTTACTTTCGTTACCAGAACATCAACGTAGGCAACTACTAGAAGGCGATTGGGATATAAATGAAGGTGCGGCTTTTCCAGAGTTCAACCGAAATATTCACGTTGTTGATGATTACGATATTCCTTCTAATTGGACTCGTTTTAGAGCTTGCGATTATGGATACGGATCATACACAGGAGTTGTATGGATTGCAGTTGTTCCAGGATCTGAGCAGCTAATAGTGTACAGAGAGCTATACGTTTCTAAAGTAATTGCTACTGATTTGGCTGACATGATCTTGGAGCTTGAAGATGGAGAGAAAGTACGGTATGGTGTCCTTGACTCATCTCTTTGGCATAATCGAGGTGACACAGGACCTAGCCTAGCAGAACAAATGATATTGAAAGGTTGCCGATGGAGGCCATCTGACAGATCAAAAGGTTCTAGAGTTGCAGGTAAAAACGAAATACACAGACGATTACAGGTAGACGAGTTTACAGAAGAACCAAGACTCACCATATTTCGTAGCTGTAACAATTTAATTTCTCAGTTACCGTCAATACCTCTAAGTAAAAACAATCCAGAAGATGTTGACACACATTCAGAAGATCACTTGTACGATGCTCTAAGGTATGGAGTTATGACAAGACCTAGAAGTAACATCTTTGATTTTGACCATACCTTGCAACGTACTGGCTTTCAAGCACAAGATCCCACATTTGGATATTAAGGACTGACTTATGGAAGAAGATGAAATCTTTGAATCAGAAGAACTCTATATGGATGACGAAGAGTCCTCCCATGTAGGCGATAACGAAGATCCAGAAAATAACAGAGATGAAAAAGTCGGAACAGTTACTGGTTTTGTTCAAGAAAAATTCTCTAGAGCAGAGAAAGCTAGATACTCTGATGAACAAAGATGGATAAAAGCTTATCAAAACTATAGAGGAATCTATGGTCCTGATGTTCAATTTACGTCTACAGAAAAATCTAAAGTATTTGTTAAAGTAACTAAAACAAAAGTTTTGGCTGCGTATGGTCAGATTGTAGATGTTCTATTTGGTTCAAACAAGTTTCCTATTTCTATTAACCCTACTACCCTACCAGAGGGTGTAGCTGAATCCGTAAACTTTGAAACAGATCCTAACGTAAGAAAAGCAAAAGAATCTGGATCTACTATGTATGATGTAGATGACAGGCTTCAACCGGGGGAAACCATTATTGATTTGAGGGAAAGACTAGGATCTCTTAAATCTAAACTATCCCCTGTAGAAGATATTCTAGAAGAGGGTGCAGGTGCTACACCAACTAAGATTACTTTTCATCCTGCTATGGTTGCAGCTAAGAAGATGGAAAAGAAAATACAAGATCAACTAGAGGAATCAAATGCTAAGAAGCAATTACGTATTGCAGCATTTGAGTGTTCTCTCTTTGGCACAGGTATCATGAAAGGTCCTTTTGCTTTAGACAAAGAATATCCTTCTTGGTCAGACGGTGGAGAGTACACACCTATAGTTAAGACTGTACCTCAAACGTCTTCAGTTTCTATTTGGAACTTTTATCCAGATCCTGATGCAAACAATATGGATGATGCGGAGTATGCTATTGAGAAGCATAAGATGTCTCGTTCACAAATAAGAGCTTTAAAACGTAGACCATACTTTAGATCTAATGCTATTGATACAGCAATTAGCATGGGAGAGTCCTACTCAAAAGAGTGGTGGGAACAAGTTATGGAAGACGCAGACCAAGAAACAAGATCAGAAAGATATTCTGTTCTAGAGTTTTGGGGTTATGTAGACACAGAAATACTTAAAGATCATGACGTAGATATTCCAAAAGAATTACAAAACCAAGATCAAGTATCTGTAAATATTTGGATTTGTAATGGACAAGTATTACGTCTTGTAATGAATCCATTTACTCCTGCTATCTTACCATACTACGCAGTTCCATTTGAAGTTAACCCTTACTCCTTCTTTGGTGTAGGTATAGCTGAGAATATGGATGATACCCAAACCCTCATGAATGGATTTATGAGGATGAGTGTGGACAATGCAGCTTTATCAGGTAACTTGCTTATTGAGGTAGACGAAACCAACCTAGCTCCAGGACAAGATCTATCTATTTACCCCGGCAAAGTCATTCGCAGAATGGGGGGTGCACCTGGGCAAAGCATCTTTGGCACTAAGTTCCCCAACGTCAGTAATGAAAACATGCAGATGTTTGATAAAGCAAGGGTATTAGCAGATGAATCAACTGGCTTTCCTTCTTTTGCTCATGGTCAAACAGGCGTACAAGGAGTGGGTCGTACTGCTTCTGGTATTTCTATGCTTATGTCTGCTGCCAACGGTAGCATACGTACTGTTGTTAAAAATATAGATGATTACTTATTAGGTCCTTTAGGTAAAGCTTTCTTTAGTTTTAATATGCAGTTTGATTATGACTCAGATATTAAAGGTGATCTAGAAGTAAAAGCTGAAGGTACAGAAAGTTTGATGGCTAACGAAGTACGTAGTCAAAGACTCATGCAGTTTCTTGGTGTTGTACAAAATCCTGTTCTTGCACCTTTTGCAAAAATGGATTATATTATCAGAGAGATTGCTAAGTCTATGGATCTTGATCCTGAAAAGCTTACAAACTCTATGGGTGACGCAGCTATACAGGCTGAGATCCTCAAGAAATTTCAAGCAGAAAATCCACCACCAGAGGTAGTACCTAATGCTCCACAGCAAGGTGCTCCTCAAACTAAACCTCCTGCAGGTGCTCAAGTACAGGACACTCAGGGATCAGGCGGTGGACAGGTAGGTACAGGAACAGCACCACTACCAGGAGAGCAAGGATTCACTGGTAACACTGGTGAAGGACAACAATGAGTTTAAAATTTTTAGTTAACGATAAAAAACTATGGGACTCTTTGAATGAAGAGTTAGACCGAAGATTAAACTTTATCCATATACAAATGGAACAAACTCTTAAGTCAGAAGACCTATATAGACTCCAAGGTGAAGCAAGAGCCTTACGTAAAATAAAGCAACTAAGGGATCAAATTAATGACAGAGCAGATGCAAACTTCAGCCCTTGACGAGGGTGGTCTAAAAGATGATGGGATGAACGCAGACCCTGTGTCAGGAAACGAAGTGCCGTCAGGCTCTATGGCTTCTGAGGTTAGAGACGATATACCTGCACAACTCTCTGAAGGTGAGTACGTTGTTCCTGCTGATGTTGTTAGATATTACGGTGTCAAGTTTTTTGAAGATCTACGAGATGAAGCTAAACGTGGTCTTGCTAATATGGAAGCCAATGGCCGTATAGGTGGAGAGCCTGTGCCTGAAGGAGGTCCTATAAACGAAGCTGATCTATCTCCTGAAGAAATGCAGATGCTACAAGAGATGATGTCGGGAATGGCAGTAGGTGGTCAAGTACAAAACCCTTATTTACAACAACAACAACTATATAGAGAACCTGCACCTAAAGCTATGGGTAATCCTACAATGGCAATGAATGAAGGTGGTGATACCGGTCCTACCGTAGCACAAACACAAGAACAGATTCTTCAAGCAGGACAAGATTACAAACCGTATACAACTGGTAGTTTTTTATCAGGTCCTTCTTTTCTAGATTCAGAAAACAAAGGACAAGACAATAATCCAAATGCTCCAACAGAAGAAACACAAATTAAACTATGGAGTCCTGAAGGTGTAGGTCCTACTACATACAACTCTCCTAGCCAAGACGCACTAATAGCTGATTTAGAAAGTCAAGGATACACTAGAACAGATCCAAACTTAAACCCTACACCTGATACTACTAAGAGTAGTAAAGGGTCTAACTTCAATCCTTTTCCTGACGATGATGAAGACAATACAAGGGTTGGCAAGTTGATGGCTCTTGATTGGAATAATCAAGATGCAATACTTGAGTGGGGTAAAGAACAATCAGATACTTTTCTTACAAAAGGATTAGTTGGTGGGGCAATGGCTACGACAGCCATAGCAAACCTCAGAGCAGGTGCTATCATATCTCGTAAAAAGTACGGAGAAGATTCATCCGTAGCTTTAGAGCTAGATAAATTGGCAGATGCTAAAGAGGAAAGCCTAGGTCCAATGGGCAGGATGCTAGGTAAAATGTTTGGTATGGATGGCGTAAAGACTGCAGATAAGTACTTTGAGGCTGAAGGAGCTTCAGTACCTGGGTCTACAACCCCACCACCCTCATCAGTTAAACCTAAACCAAGAGTTGAACCTGTT